TATTTGCTCTTTAAGTAGTCTAATTTCTCCAACCGTTTCTTGGCTAATGAGATTTCCATCTTCCCATAATCCAAGTTGTAATTTTAGATTTTGAATTGCCTCCCTCGCCTCGTCGCGCTCTTTCTGCACCTCAATTCCGCGTTTAATTACATGGTCTCGTGTGATTTTCTCACTTGCAAGCAGCTCCCTCGCCTCGTCGCGCTCGCGTTCCATCCTAGCCAGTTCCTCTGTTGTGCGGAGTTCAAGACCAGACAATCTGTCCGCAAGTTGTGCCGCATCCGCTCGCGCCTCGTCGCGCTCCCGCAAGATGCGTTCGTAATGATTTATTGTCATCGTAGCAATGTCTTCCGATTCTGAAATTATACTCATAAAAAATTGCGCGTATCACGCCGCGCCCCGGTTGCTGCGGTTAGGTTAAAACGGGATGTCGTCTCCCTCTGCGTCTTTTTGTCTGGATGCTGGCTTTGTCGGCTTGGAGGTTGTCGGATTTGCTGAATCCTTTGGGTCATGCCATTTTTTAATCTTCATATACCCCTCATCATCAAGATAGAGGGTTACATTTGCTTCCTTGCCCACGACGTCTTCAGGCTCAACTGCAAAAGGTTCTCCAAAGACAACCGCAATTCCCATGCTTTGAAGTTTTTCTGTTGTATAATCGGCAGATTTTTCCGTAAACATCAAGTTATCAGAGATAACTGGCCCGTCTTCACCGTCTTCCAGTTTTACTCGGCACTTCATTCTGATGTATTCATTGCCTGATTTTGGTGAGGTTTTGTTTTCAGCGAAAACGACATCGATTTTGTATTTGCCGTTTGGAACGGTGTATGGAGTTGTTTTTTGTGGTGTGTAACTTGGCATATTGTTGATGTGTTGATTGTTTGGTCCGCGTTTTTTGCGATGCGCGGCCCCGCTTTGCCCCTGCCGACCCAATGGGTCTGAGCGAGGAAATTTATTTGGTTTTGGTTTGTCGGAGGGTGGTGATGGGTGAACCGGATTTGATTGCTGTCTCGTCGACTTCCACACCACCAGCTGCGCAGAACTCGCGGAATTTTGCTCCTGTCATCTTGCCTCCGAGGGCGAGGATGAGGGTTTCCTTCGAGACATTTTCGGACGCCTTGGCGATGGCGTCGGCTTCGACGTATTCGCGGCCTGCGCTTGTCGAGACCTTCCAGCCGGGGATTTCGTCTCCGGCAGCGAGTCGTTCCTTCAGCGCGTCCACGAGCGGTTCAGCAATCTCCTTTTCGAAGAATTTGAACCGCTTTGCAAAGTCCGAGAGCTTTAGCGGGTCGGCAAGTATGCGGTCTTTGATGATGGTGAGCGTGTCCTTGTTTGTTGCGTGCACGTCTGCCAAAGCGGCTTTGCTTTGCAATACAAGCGCGGAGCACTTGTCTTTGTTGGCGCACCAGTTGCAATACTCGCAAGGCGTCGGGCGAGCGAGCGTTGAAGTTGCTGCTGAAATCCACCGCTGCGTTGTGGCCTCGGCCTCTTCGCGGGTGAAGTCGTAGGACCGCACGAGCTGCTGATCGACGTAGACAACATGGCCTGTCCAAGACTCGGCAAAGTTGTCCTCCATGCAAGCCAACGCGTAAGCCGCGAGCTGCTCGCGATAGTTCCGCACTTGGCCGGTCTTGATGTCCGCAACCCACCGCGCACGCTTGCAAATTGCATCTGCCGTGCCGAGTTTGGAAAGCCCTGGCACCGCCATCGCAAGGTATTCTTCGCGTGTCTCGACGCGCTCTCCGCCGCTTAGTGAGCGCAAGGTCTTAATCCCCCATCGTGCGGCGGCTTGATCTTCTGCTGGGAGTTGTTCGGTCGGTTCGATGTCGCCATTCATCGCCATGCGGATTGCATAGTCGATTGCCGTCCCGCGCTCGGCAGCCGCCGACGCACCGGATGCACCGACGAATACGGCACATTCCGCGAGTTTCGGTGCAATGGAGGGTGTAAGTTCCTTGCTCATTTAGCCCGCCTTTCAATTATTTTGCGAATTTCTTTAGAATGCGTTTCAATTATACCTGCCCACCATCCGAAATCAGAACACTCAGGTTCTTTATCGCCAAGCGCTTTAGCGATTCTTTCCCATTCATCATGGCGAGTTTTTAAGTATTTATGCGGTATGACGCCAATCCTCTTTGGTGCCATGCTTGGAGTGAGTTCTTTACAGTTTCCGCCCTCCTGTTTAACTATGAACTCAATGTCATTTAGTAAGGATTCGGCATCATCAATAACATAAAATGGGCGTATTCTTGGGGGAATGGCCTTTTTATAATTTTCCCAATCTATTGTGTGGCATTTTAGCCGAGGTTCTGTAATAGGATGACCAGAAGCATAAGTTGCAATTTCAGTATAATGACCGCTTGCAAGAAGTCCGGCCACAAGTTGAACCAAAAGCCGCCTCTTCTCCGTGTCCTCTGTGTCCTCTGTGTCCTCTGTGTTCTCTGTGGTTAATCTCATGCCCCCTCCTTCACTTCAAGAGCCTTTGCAATCAGTGCCTCCGGCCTTGCGACAATGTTTGCGCGGAGTTTATCTGAGACATCCCGCCAAGTTTGTCCTTGCTGGATGGATTTGTTGGAGATAAGGAAGGCGTTGACCGCTTCCTCGTTAGCTTCAAGCATCTCGAAGGCGCGCACATGCTCCGCACCGACTACGACAACCGCCGGTTCAGATTTTGCTTTTGGCTTTGCCGAAGTGAATAAATGCGCGACCGACTTCCACTCCATCGGGAGTTCTTCAGCCAATCCGCTGCGGGTCTTGGCGTCGTATGCTGCGCTGTGGGTTGTCAGGATGATGCGTTGCTTGCCGCCGGTTCCCTTGGCCTTGCCGTTTTCCGATTCCACCACCTTGGTTTTGAACCTGAAAAACCACAATTCGTCTGCCCATTCCTTAACGAGCGGTGAGCTTTGCTTGCTCATCTTCAGTTCGTAGCGGTCGTAAGCCGTCATCAGGTCAGGCGGCTCAACCCGCTGAACCTTGCTGTGAGCGAGCAGGACAACGTGCTTGCCAATCGCAATCAGCGAATCCAGCGCCGTCAGGAGTCGGCTCATGCGCTCGGCGACTTGCACCCAGCCCTTGCCGTATCCGAAGTCTTCAATGCTCGTCTTTTTGGTGCTGGCGAGCAGGTCTTCCACGCATAGGCGCTCTGCCCAGTCTGCTGAGTCAATGATGACCGTCTGGTAATCGCTGGCTGAGACCTCCTTCAGCGATGCGTTAAGTTCTGCCCAGCTGTTAAGCTCGCATCGGTCGGTGTCTAGGTGTGCTGTGCCGCCTTCTATATCGAGAAACAATGGATTCGGGAATTGAGCGGCGAAGGTTGTCTTGCCGACCGATTCAACTCCGTAAATGACGACCCGCTGTGGTCGGGTCTGTTTGCCTTTTGTGATTTTCATTTTTTCCAGATTTCTATTGAGTTGTGATTTTCTCCGACAAATGCAATGTCCGTATTTGCGCGCTTCATGTCTGCAAGGAGGTTGTCTAGCATCCACTGTTCCCCCGGCAGCTTATATGCCGTGGTGAGCGGGCGATAGCCGTCCGATTTTGCCTGCTGTTTTGGTGTTAAGTTCATGTCTTTGGTTTCTATTTTTTGTTGTTATTAGCAGCGTAAACGGCCACTGCCAGCGCCGCCCAAGTGTGGGATTTGATGCCGTAGGTTGGCCCCGGCTGGACCTTTGTTCCTTGCGGCCCGATGAGATCAAGCAAGGCTTGGCGAATGTTCGCATCCTTGGCTCGCATCGTTCCGCAGAGAAAAAGTTTAATGTCTTTGCGGTAGCAGAGAGTCGGTTCGACTCTTGCGACTTCCGTGAAGCGCCCGATCCAGACGCATGTCTCGAAGGTGGAAGCCCCGACCGCCATGCCGTAGCTGGCAATCATTTCGATTGCCACGGCGTCGTATTCAATGCCGATGAGAACTTGCCGCATGTCATAATTTGATATCCATCCGTGGTCAAAAATAATTCCATTCCCATATAGCACGTATGCGCTGTGCGTCGTTCCCGGGTCAATAGCGAGAATGGTTTTCATTTGTCCTTCTTCTCAATCCGCCCTGCCTCGCGTCCGATGTGGTAGCAGGCAAAGCAGGAGCCAAGGGTCAGTACGGCGATGGAAATGGCGAGCGTCGCGCTCATTCAAGTCCCTCCTCAGATGGAAAATTAAATTCTGCCCAATGAATGACTCTCGTGTGTGGCGGAAGTCCCGTCATGAGTTCCCAGCCGCTTTTTGAATAGCACCCAATCTCCAGAATATCAAACCCGAAATGGAGAATGACGGTCTTGTCTACCTCCGGCAAAATCGCTGCGTCTTTCCAAGTCAATGCGCTCATTTCTCCCCCCAGGTTGTAATCCAGTATGTAAGGGCCGCGAAGATCGCCACCGGTCCGAAGGCTTTGAATGCCTCCCATGCAAACTGCAAATTGTGGGTAATGAAGTCGTGTTCCATGTTATCGCTCCAAATCGACATTCAACGCATAAATGCCGTGAAGGTTAAAGAATTTTTCTTTTGCCTCTTGATAAGAACAGGCGTCTATCATGTCGCGAATCGGACCGAATAGAGGGTCGTAGCCCTCGCAGATGTATGTTTTGGATTTCATATTTTTAGAACGCAACCGTTGCGCTGAAATCAATTTTTCATCTTTCAGAAAAATGAAAAGATTTTTTTGAGATTTCCCGAAAATAAATTTTGAGAAATGTCTTTACAAGCCCGCGCGTCCAATGTTGGTGCGGGTGAAACGGTTTTTTATTTTGCGAGCGGCCGGTAGAACGAAACCGTTTTTATTTGCGGACCGCGTTTTATCTTCGCGAGTTTTTTCTCAAACCGTCTGGCGCTTACTTCTTTGTCGAGAGCTTTACACAGTGTAATTTGGCAACGGCCGGATTGTTCGGCGATGTCATAAACGCTCTGCCATCCTTCGCTGTGAAGCTGCTCGATGTCGTTAACTTTTGCCTGCTCAAAAACTCGCTCCCAAGCGGCGGTTATATTGGCAGAAGCCAGGGGTGATTGTGTTTTCTTTCGCATAAGTTTACTGTGATGGTTTTGTCGTTGTAGAATCCGTAGGCGAAGCCCTGCGACCACGCGAGCGTTGCGCGGCGCGTGCTGGCGTATTCCATGTCGAATCGGGCGAGCATGCCAGTACAGTGGCCGGTTGCCCCGTCGAGTGTGCGGGCGCGTTCGCTGCCGACTCGGTGCAGGTGAGCCAGAACACAGTTGCCGTAGGTTTCGGCGTGGTCGCGGATCGCTTGCACGTTGAACATGTATCCGTGCAGGAATTTCGTCCCTCCAAGTTCAACATAACTGCGGATGTAATACGGATACAATCGCGCCTTGAGCTTCTTGGCGGCTTCCTCAATGGCTTGGATGGTGAGCGTGCTGGCATGCGCTGCAAGCGCGTTTGGCGAGGCTGCGAGCTTGTAGAGCCGCGCCTCGTGGTTGCCGAATAGGATGTGCTGTGGCCTGAGTTCGTGGAGGAAATCAATGCCCGCGCTGAGATCGTCGCTCACGCTTGCCGCGCGGTCGCTGGAGTTCGGGTCATTGACTGCGCCTGCTCGGAATGCGGCAAGGTCGAGAAAGTCGCCCAAGTGAAATGTCGTCTCCGGCTTCCAACGCTCGCGGAATGTCAGTACGGCCTTGCGGGCTTCAGGGTCGATTTGATCGCCGTGCGAGCATCCGACTGCCATCCATTTTTTCCAGCCTTTTGAGATATTCATACGAGGTCGGGGATTTCGTTGTCCTTGCGGAGTTCCCAAATGTAGCTTCGCACTTTTTCGAGAGTCTCGGCGCACGCCGTGTGCGTCTCACCTCCTTCGTCACGCCACTCGTGAAATTCTCCGCCATCGTATTTAAGAAACGAGCGGATTTCTGACAAAAGCTCATCGAGTATTAAAATTGAATCCATTCCCTTAACGGCACAAATGTGTTCCATACGCTCTTCGGGTAGGTCAAATTCAAGCGTGGCTTTCATATAAGCTCTTCGGGTAGGTCAAATTCAAACGTGGCTTTCATATAAGCTCCCCCTCTTCGTCGTCTTCATCTTCCGGAGGGTGAATGATGTCGTTCGCTTGGCCGAGGAGTCCTTCGACTGCGTAGCGGTTGCCGAATTTAATTTCCGAGTGCAACGTGTCGCCTTCATGCTCCCATGTGACGATTGCAAGTCCTGCGTCAAAATGTTCGGAGAGGAGCTTGCGGACTTCAACCATGACGGCTTCGCGGCTCTTCTCCATTTTTTTCATCCGTGCCAGTTGCGGAGTGGCCCGCAGTCGATGTGAACGAATCCGGCGTAGGTGCCGATTCCGCCGGTGAAGATTTTTTCTTTGCGGACGTCCTTCGCGATTTTCACAAGGTCGGGAATGGAGACTTTGGCTGTGATGTCCAAGGCCATGAAGCGCGTGTGTAGGCTGTGCCTAGCCCCGCCAATGGCCTTGTTGTAGGCTTCATTGCGGTAGCCCGAGAGGATCTGAATCGGCACGCCAAGCCGCTCGCGGATTGCGTCGGCAGCGTAGAGGGTCGGAATGATGTTAGGCCAAAGCGCCTGTGTGGGGATCGCGTTGCACTTGAGGAACGAATTGGAATTGCCGAGAAAGAAAACCTCTTTCGCCGAGAAGTGTTTGATCCCCTGTCGGTCGAGTAGTTTTTGAAACTCGGCAAATTCTTCGTTCATTTGTCTCGTCTGGTAGGTGAGTCAAATACGTGCGCGCCGTATTTGTTTATGAGTTCCGGCGGAGGGCTAAATGAGAGCGTGACGTTGCCCGCCTTTGTTGGCCACGAGACGGCACAGCCGGTCATGAATAGCATGAGGAGACAGAAGATCGTCGCCGCGAAAAAGCCGATGGCAATGGTGCGGTAGTGGTCAAGCATCACTGCCCCTTTCGGAATACGTTGATGATGCCTACAAGCCCGAGGGCTGCCGCGATGATGTGATTCTGAAGCTCAGGATCAAGCGTCAGCCCGAGGCTGGCAGCGACGAAGATCAAGCCGCGCCAAGTTGAGGTCTGGCTTGCGTAGTCGAGGATTGTATCAGTCAGGTTTTTCATTGTTTTGGTGCTTTACTTTTCGCGACATGTAAACCGCCGTCAGGATGGCAGCGATGAGGCCCACGCA